GGTCTTTCCGATTTTAGCCAGTCCTCGCAGAAGTGCGGGGTTGCTGCCGAAACCGGTTTCCTCCAGAAAGTTCTGCACCTCAGGTGGGAAGAACTCAGACAGTGCTCTCTTAGCAAGTGTGACGCTTGCCTGAAGCTTCTCAGGTGAACCGCCAATCACTTCGTCCTTGAGTGCTTGCTGAGCCCACTCGGTGGTCCTAGCTGTCCACTCGGCACCTCCCGGCCTGTTGGACTCCAGAATAGCTTCGTCGCGTGAAGCATTCTGCTCATTCAAGAAATTGACCATCTTCTGTGCTGACTCGTTTGGAAGTCCTAGCTCACGCGCAATGGTGGCTGTCTTCTCTAGAGTCGCGTCGTCGATGACCGCATTCTCGGGGAGTGTTAGCTGGTAAGCTTCAGGTGCTTGGCCGGAAGGTTTCTCTTCGGGTTTGTCGCCCTTCAACTCACCACCCTCTCCTATAGGCGTCTTCTCTTCACCTTTCGATGTCGCGTCGCCTTCAGGAGTCTTCTTGTCTCCTCCACCTAAAAGGGTCTCAGGTGTAGGAGTCGTACCATCTTTCGTACCTTCGGCTGATGGGGTGGAGGGTGTCTGCCCATTCTCGCCATTGGGTCCGTCAACCATTGTTCAACTTCTCCTTGTTATTCATGACCATCATATCCATGAATGCTTGTGGTTGGGCTTCCATGATTTCTCCGAGAACGAAATGCCCAACGTCTTGCATTCCGGAGTTATAGTATATATGTGCACTAGCACTGAATACAGACGCATTCACTTTGCAATGTTCCATGAGCCGCCACAAGAAACGCTTCCCTGCATCTATGGCCAGTATGTCACGCATGTCGTTCAATTGCTGTTCTCTTGTACTACGTTCACGTTGACCAGCTTTCTTCACCTGTTTGGTATCTGCTGCATTTGGTGGAACATAGTCTTGGTTGTTCGGCATTACATTATCTCCGTCGGTTCAGGAGCAGATATATGTGCAGAACCCATAGCACCACGCATCATGTCAGATAGCATGTTGTCACCACGAGGCTCAGACTGCGAAAAGTTCTTTGCACTCTGACTAGCATCTTTCAATGCTTGTGCCTGCTCCAATGCCTGCTGTGCCTTCGCACGTTCCTGTCTCATAACTGCAACAGCTTCATCTGGTCGCACAATGCGAGGAGGTATACCTGTCATGTCAGCATACTCATCAATCATCTGGTCAAAATCAACCTTATCTGTCATGACAGCTGCATCTGGTAATTGTGCCGCATTGTTGATAACGAACGCTGAGAAACGTTCCATACCACTGAGACCAATCATCTTCTGAGACTGAGCCATGATACTCAGATATTCCACCTTAAGATCATCTCCCTCTAATTCCTCAGGTGGTGTCGGAATAAGCTCTTGTCTCAGCATGATTGAGAAGGTTCTGTCAATAAGTGGGTCGAGCAGGTCTTGATTCATCTGTTCAAGCACCGGACCTAAAGCTAGCAACTTCTCTTCATGACGTTCCTCGATTTCTCGTGCAGTCTTCTGAGTGTCTTCGATATTGGGATTAGTAGCCAGCATCAAGAACAGGTCTTCAAAGAATGCGCGACTAATTCGATATCTAATGCGCTCCTGCTTATACTCAAGCTGTTGTACATCGGGCTTCACCTCGTATGCAGGGCGAAAACCCTGTTGTCCTTCTCTCGTGTCTACATATGTGATATCTCCTGGAAGAATGGATGCTTTGGAAGCACGCATCGATGTAGGTCCAACCATCGGTGGGCTAACCATTTTATCGATGGCTTGCATACCACGCTTCTCACCAAGCTGAAGCTGCTTGATATCACCGAGAGCCATCATACCCGGACAATTGGTACCATAAATATCTTCACCTGTGACTTCCCATCTTGGTGCAAGAACAGGGAAATCATCAAATCCACTCTTCTCAAGAAACACCTCATCTTGCCCTGTACCATCTTCAAGGTAGTATTGAGCATACCGCTTGTTCTCACTACGAAGACGAATACCATCGTACTCTGTGTTAGGTACAATGAGATGTTGTATGTCAATCCATGTTTCGAAGTTACGCTGGTCCCACTGTGCTTTAACGTTCTGTGAAAACTTGCTCCAATCAATCTCATTGTCGCTACCTTCTTGCAGACCAAACATCTCAACAAGTTGACGCACTGTCATACGATACTTACGTGCAAATGCATCTACTTCAAGCTCAGCATTCAACGACAGAGAATAGCTACCCACTGGAAAAGGAACGCATCGTATAACTGACCGTTGACTCTCCAATACAGCCATAGCGCTGGTGCCGAAACCTCCAAGCTCATTGTAGATAATCGGAAGCACGTTATACAAATTACTACGAAGAAACACAGTGTTCATTCGTTGAGTCACTATGTGAAGCCACTCTTTCACAGGGCCATACTCACCAAGGTCAGGGTCAGGAGTAGTGAGCCTGAACCATGGACGCGCCGGAGAGGTCATACCGCTCATCATACCAGCAGACAGTGTACGAGCCGCGAAAGAAGCAGAACTGTCTATGATATTCTTACTCCGTCGGTCTCCTCTGTTTGCATCTTGTACAGTAAATCGACCACGACGTGGGAATAAGAAATCGTTGATTTCTCTCCAATGAGGCTCAAATGATTTACGTTCTGCTTCCATTTGTGCTGCAATCAACCTAACACGTTGCTTCAATGTTAGCGGTGAACGAACTCTTCCGTAAGCCATTGTTATGACCCCAACAGCGTCTTAGGCTGTGTCTGTGTGGTGATACCGCTAGGGCCAGTCAGCAACGTACCAGCACGTCCACTCTTGCCTGTAGAGCGTGCTCGCTGTCTTCGCATTGCGGCGGTGATTAAGCCACTAGATTTCTCTGGCTTCGGTAAAGGTGGTAACGCTGGGGGGTCTGGCATTTTCGGTGCCCTTTGAGTGAGCGTCTTAGTTGTACTTGCCAGAGCAGAGCCAACTAGCGCCACAGTTGCGATAGTAGATAGAGCGGCCATCAGCGTTGTACCTCGTGAATGTAACTTGTTTCTTGAAGCCTGAATCCTCTCTTGTTGAGAGTTTCTGGCTTCACTGGTGATTTGGCTTCTAGAGTCATCACAATCCAATCAGCTTCTCTTTGACCGATGTCTAGGAATGCTCCAAGCAATAACGCTCCTGCACGTGACACACGAAATTCAGGTCGCACCCACCAGAGCAACTCTGTGAGTACATGTATCTCAGGATTGAAGTGATGTGGTGCAAGCACTCCAACTATGAATCCTTGAGGTACACTCTCCTGCTCTGCTACCAGAAAAACATGATTCCTTATCAGACCTTCTAGAACAGTGAGCAACACTGTCTGGTCATCTGGTATGAGCGACTTGTTGAAGCCGGCAAATCTATCGAATTCTTTGACTTCATGAAGAAGCCAAGGTACATCGTCCAATGTGGCAGGTCTAATAATCGTTGTCATTGAATAGGTATCGGTATGTCTCTACATGTACGACATGACGAACGCACAAATTCCCACACCCAATTGCTCTGCCATGATTCCATAGATACCTTGCGAATATCAGGGTCAATAACTAACACGACATCTTGTGTGTAATCTTTACGTGGACATGGTAAAGGTGTGACCCACGAAGGCACACCGTACCGTACACGTTCATCATCAGACAATTGACAAACACTCGTACGACTCCAGGAGAAGTTGGCTCTGGAATCAGGACCGAATATACCGACTTCTCTTTGTGGGTCTACGAATCTCTTGAGACAGTCTTGATAACGCACACCGTTAGTTGGGTCTACGTTTTCGTAACAATCTAAAGTAAGATAAGCATTCTGTATTATTCTGAGACCACCATCACCTGACATGCTCCACATACCTACATGCGGTCGTGGACTCTGATACTGTGTAGAACTGAGATTACTTTCTACGTGAATATTAGCATCACCCTGACCACAGATAGCGAGCTGACTTGAATGTCGTGTGTATATGCAAGTGCCGAGGATGAGTGAGTCGGCTCTGACAGTTCGTCCAAGACCTGACCGCGACTCAACTGCACCCACCCTCGACGCTAACCCTGCTATTTGAGCACGTTGCCCAAGCTGTTCTTCCACCACAGGATTGAACGCACACCCAAATTGGCGATTACGAAATGCAAGATTGTATTCACCATTAGGAAGCTCTTCAGGTCTGTTGTTGTTCAAACTCGCACACGGTTGCTGTGGCTGAAACCACCCACGACCAATAACACGAGTAAGAGAATCTACACGAGCTTCGAGTGTTTTGATACGTTCAACGTCTGTCTGTGCTGTGGCTAACTGAGCACACCCGCTCATAGCCAACAGTGTGAGAAGTATTCGTATTCTTATTGTCATGCTACACGGTCCTCCAATGGGTCGTATTCGTTCGGTAAACTGTTTTCACTTCCTTTATAGCCAAGAGGTAAATCAGGATTGTCCATGATATCTGGTATTGCAAACGTGAGAGCGAGCGCATCCGCAAGGTCAGGACTACGACCTAATCGTTCTTTAACAATGTCCTTGTCCTCCAGCAAGAACTTGCCATTGACATACGTGTAGGTCGGTGTAGTGAGTTCAGCGATAAGCTCATTGACTTGCGGGAGTTGACCTCCTCGTTTAATCCAATCAGCCATCTTGAGCCACATCTCTGCACGCCTATTCTTATAACGAGAGTCGATTGCTGGTGCGTTAAAGACGACTCCAATCGGTGAATGACCAGCCGCGTAGAGATTGTCGATAACCCCATGTCCCCAATGACCTGTGTCATCGATGAGTTCAAGAGCACTTCCCCATCTATCCTTAGCGAGCATGCATCTTGCGGCGATGGTTGTAGTGCGAACTCCTCGCAATGTGACAGGAATAAACGCTCGCAGACCTTGTCGAGGAAAGATGACACTTCGGTCATCCCCAAATCTGGCAACGTCAATACCAAGTCTCTTCTGAGAAAATTTGTAGTCGTCTTCATCCAATCTCCTGTTCATAGCGGCCTTAACTTCATCCGGACCAAGTAAGGCATTAAGCGACGACGGTGGGAACTGACCGAACACGTTAACTAGCACCCACGGATTATCTCGACCATACAGTTCAATCTGGTCACGCGCCCACTTCTTGCTAATGCGTGAAGACCTGTCTGGGTCATCTGGGTCACCGGTAATGTCGAACACCGTCCAGAAGTCAGCATGAGTACTACACGCATCGTACAGTGGACCTTCAAGGTGTGTCGGGTTTCCAGCTTGAACTATCTTCGCCCACTTACCGTTCTCTGGTGTGGCGTTGGCGAGTCCAGCTTCGGCGGTTGCCATGACCGCTCCCGGAATCCCACCACTTTCGTCTAGTACGAACAGAAGAAAGTCTGAGTGTAAGCCAGCGAGGGTGTTCGCCTGTTGACTCGCGTCTCCTGACTTGGGCCACGTTCTCTTCGAAAAGAACCAAGTCTCTGGATGGTCCTTGGCGAATATTCTACTCTTTGTCCACGTAAAGGCACCCATCAAGTAACGCGAGCGCTGTTGCCATTTCGACAGTTCTGGCCATAGGTTGTCGTCCAAGTTGGCTTCGGTAATACCTGTCGCGGCGCCCTTGGGATGGTTGCCTTTCTTACCATAACAGGCCATGAAGTTCCATATAATCCACGCAAGAACGGCTGTCTTACCCGGACCCTTACAAGCTTTCATTGCAATGCGCTGGGCTCTAGGGTCTTTCGATGCAAATGCCCTGAGAGCTTTCAATTGCCAGCCATCAGGCTCAGCACCAAACTCTTCCCGCACCATCTGCTCAGGGTGAAGACGCCACCTCTTAAGCTTGTCAGCAGCTTTAAGAAGATTGTCGTTCATACATCAATCCCCAGAGGGTCAAACATACCGTCTACTTCGTTACCATTTCCATTGTACAGTGCCCAACCACCACACTCGTAACACATGATATCGCCTTGTGCTACCTTGAGGGGCCATGCATCTGTAGCTCTGAACGCCTTGATACTACCAGTTCTAAATGGATGTGGAAGACCGGTGAGAGTATGGTCGTACAATTTAGTACGAGCAGCGCCCACGTCATTCAACCATACAGCCATTCTGTATTCACCTGGAATGATAACACCACCACCATCATAAGTGTATCCAGCGTACACCACTAATTCTCGCTCTACTCCTGTGAATACTAGCTCCCTCATAGTACCTAAGTTCGCTCTATGTACACCAGAACCTACGCCTGACTTAGACCACTTCATTTGAACCATCAGGATATCTTCTACTAAAGCTGTACCACCGAAACCGTAAGGGTCAGCCATAGGATAGTAACCATAATTGAACACACCTGCTCCATACAACTTGGCTGGTGCAGTTAGGTCGGCTGTAGTTTCAAGACAATCAAACAGCAAGATACCACGACCATTAGGGTCGTCTGTGTCATACACTGCAAAGTTC